TTTGTATTAGTCTTAGTTCCCCATGTACCGGCGTTTTCACCAGTTGCTTGAAGTTCTACACCTAAAGGTGTGTATGTTGATGCCATAAATTATCTCCTATTATGCAGCGTCACTATAACTTGTATTTGATCCAGTTGCAACATCCGAATATGTATCATTCGAACCTGTTGAAACATTACTATAGCTTGCATTTGAACCAGTGTCAATATTACCGTAAGCCTGTATTCCTAATATTCCTAAGCTTGAGGTCAAAGCATCTGTGGTTAAACCTTGAGTTACATCGGTAACAGTAACCGATCCCACAGAAAAACTAGAAGAAACACCTGTTAAGCCAACCACATCAGCAGGTGATATTGACCCTACAGAAGAAGTTGAAGAAACACCTGTTAAATTTAATAATTCAACAGAACCAATTTCTACATCTCCAACGGCAGAGGTTGCAGACACACCAGTAATGGCACTTGGACCAAACTCTAATCCCAATGTTCCTAAGCTTGATGTTGCAGCTATCCCTGTAACAGGTTCAGTGCTTACACCAAAAGCAACTCCTAAAGTCCCTAAAGAAGAAGTAGAAGATTGTCCAGAAACAGCAAGAGTAGGACTAATTACAAAACTAACACTACCGACGCTTGTTGTGGCTTCTTGACCAGATAACTCGTATGCAAATTCTAAAGTAGGAGATCCAACACTTGAAGTTAATTCTTGACCTACTAATGGAATAACTTGATCAGGAGATTCTCCCCAAGAATTATCGTTCCAACCATCTCTACCCCAACCAACTAAAGTTCCAACATAAGACATAGTTGGAGTTGCAAAAGTTGATTGCACACCTGTTATAGGGACACCTATTTCTGCATCAATATCAAGACTACCAACACTAGAAGTTAAAGAGTGATTGGAACCAATCATCTCTAATAAATAAGCAACTCCTGTAGTAATAGATCCTGGTGAAGCGGTTGCTTCTAAACCTGTAACAGATACTGTTTCATCAGCACCCTCACCCCAATCAGCATTATTCCAGGCTAGTCTTCCCCAACCTGTTTCGTTAAATTCTTCTGAATTACCTAAAGATGTGGTAGCGGATACACCTGTTAATGAAACGGTAATGACATCATCTTGCCATTCGTTTGATCCCCAAGTATTAGTACCCCAGGTAGATGCCATAAGGAGTTCCTCCTTACGCTATACGAATGATTGCGTTACTTGCGTCTGCTGTTGGAAATTGAATTGTGAATGTTCCAGAAGAAACTGTTTTGTCACCACCAAAGGCAATAACGGCAACAGCTTTGTCAGATTGTGAATCGTTATAAATTAATGCACCATTAGCTGTAAAAGATGCTGAAGTAAAACTCACATCTGCAAAATCACAAACTGCAGTTGATGAATCTAAAGTTGGAGTTACGCTTGTAAGAGTCGCTCCACCCGCACTGTATGCAGATCCAGATGTGTTTGAAATTTCATTTGATGTTGAATAAGCAGTTGTACTTGCACCTAAAGATGCAGAGCTTGTAAATAGAGCTATTTTAAAAGTGTCACCACTTGATGCTGTAAGGTTGTGTGTACCAACCAATATTTCTTGTTTAAAGCTATTACAAATCGCCGATGATATTGCCATAATTTATATCTCCTATGGGTTTGCTGAGTTTATTGGTATTCTGACTGTTCCGTCTGTGTAGTCGTCTCTTCGTCTTCTACCGACTTGCTCATTAGCAAACTTCTGTACCTCTTGTTTATATTTATTTTCGTATAATGTCAACATGTCTATCGGACCTTTTAAATAACCAAAAGCCTCTGATAGACAACAATATAATAGCCCATTTGGAAAATTAAGACTAATATAATTAGTATCATTGTTCTCTAACAATGCAGGTGCTGCATTAAAGTGAACTCTAAATTTGTAAGTGGTATCAGGAACTGGAGCAAACATTATTCTTCCAGAGGTAGTGTCAGACTCTCCTGTTGCACCACCAAACATAGCATAATATTTAGGTTGTCCTCTTTTTGATGACTCTGTTGAAGAAATATATTCTTGTAAATAAGTAATGTCTTTTTTTTCTAAATAAGTGTTAGCTCCTGTAGTTGCTGAAGTAGAATCATAAACTTGAATAGCTCTAATAAAAACTGATCCTGCTGGACAATTAATTGTTTCTTGACCTGCAACTAAATCACCTGTTTGTTGTTTTCTATCTGCATCAATTGGCACATCTCTAAATATTCTATACTGTGCATTTAAAATTATATTCTCTAAAACAGAGTCTGTTAAAACATTAGAGTCTGTTTCAGTATAACTTTTAATCTGTGTTTTTAATCCCGATGCACTTAATCCAGCCATTACTCAGATCCTTTTTTATGTTTTCTATTTATTTTATCTTGTTTACGACTTATAACTTCTTCGTACAGCTCAAGATGTTCATCTTGTTCTGGACAAGCACATTGTTTAATACCAAATATTTTACAAATAAAGTTCTTTAATTTTTTTATCATGCCGTTAATGTAACTGGTCCTGCAGACACAGTTGGTCCTCCTGACTCTTCTGTTATACTAGGAGTTGCACCCAATGTAAATGTATACTTATCAGATGTTGTTACTGTTATACTAAAACCACTAGAGTTTTCGTAAGTCGTAAATGCTACGCCACCTGGACTACCCACGACATTTCTAAATCTTACGGTATCACTTGTTGATCTACCGTGGTTTGGTTCTGAAACTGTAATTGTTTGTGATCCCGATGCAATAGAAAAAGGATTGTTTTTTAATAATGCAGCAACTGCAGGTTCTATTCTATCTGGTCTTACATTACGTAAAGATATAGAATCACCATTCATTGGTTTTGGTTCTAATTGTGGTTGCTTTGGTTCAAACTCTGAAACATGGACAAAGGCACCATTCCATTCTCTAACCATTTCTTTGTATGGAAATTCCATACCTGATCTATCAGATATTGCTTTTGCGTATTTACCTGTTGCGTATTTTGCCATTAATCTTTACCTAAAGGTTTTTCAGGTTCTTGTATTTGTTGTGTTAATTTTAATATAGAGTTCATATCTAAAGCTCCTGCTAAAGAATCAAATTCATCTATACGTATTGGTCTTAGACCTAATTCTTTAGCTGCTCTTAAATAATCTTTATAATCCATTATGATCCTGGGTAATAAGCTTTTGGTGTAATGTATGTGCTAGATGCAGATCCATCTTCTGCTAATGCTCTAGCAAATTCATCTTCATAGTACAACTTCATAGGTTGAACCATTTGTGGTTGATACTTTTGTGCTAAATAAAAAGCTAAACCAGATACCATGCAAGGTACAAATCTAAATGGTACGTCTGTTGCATTCGTATAATCCCCAACATCTTGAATTCTTTTTATGTAGTAGATATGCATATCTTTAGATGCATTAGATGAATCTGGTGTTGGATAGACATGTATTCTAACTTTATCAATAAATCTTTCTACCCAATATTGATTAGGTGTACCTTTAGATAATTTATTAGAAAAACCTGCATAAGTAGATCTATCTACTTTTGTCATCGGTGAATCTGATTGTGTAGTTTGAGTTCTATTAGACCTTAATTGTGCTTCAAGGACATCGGATATACCATAAACACTTGCTGGTGTAGACGTAGCACTGGTGCCATCACCACTTGATCTAAAAAAATCATAGTCTGATTGACCTTCAATAAGATCAATATTAAGATCTGCTATCTCCCAATAATGAATACCTCTATTACCCCACTCTTGAAATAATATATTTAAAGATCTTCTTGCTGATTTTAATTGATAACCCGCAACATTTTGTAATCCAATACGTTCAAAAGCCTCTTCTACTATTTCATCAATAGCAAAAGTTTTATCGAACGTTGCTGTCCCCGAAGTAGTATTAGCCATTTAAACTCCTAGCCAGTATAGCCGATAGTAACAGATGTAACGTTAGTCATAGTAGCATGAACACCGTTTTCAAATCTAATACCATTTCCTGGAACATAGATATCTAAACCCTCTGTACCAAAATCAGCTTCAAAAACTTTATCTCCTGTACTACCAGACGAAATATCTCTTAATATTAATACAGAAGAGGCTACACCGTTTCCTTGAATGTAAGTTATTCTACAAGGTCCTAAATTAACAGAACCTCCGGAAATAGTTTTTACCTGACCTGTACTTGCTATATTTGTAAACTTCTGATCTGAACTCATATTTTTCTCCTTAAAATTAAATGTGGGGCCGAAGCCCCACACTAATTATCTATTAACTATCAGCAAAAGGTGTTGCTTCAGTACCTGTACCGATTAACACTGCTTCTACTAAATATACGTTGTCCTCAAGTGCAGTAATTGTAACTGTGCTACCTTTATCTCCACCTGTAGTTCCACCGTTCATGCTAATAACATCATTAGTCGCTCCTGGTGCAAATGTATTATTTGTGCCGTCTGCAACATTAACAACAGTTGCGTGACCAACAAATTTGTCAGTTCCGTCTGTTTTAATATCACAATCTGAACAATCTGTGCCTACAAAAAATTTGTAAACAGCACCTAATTGGTTGTTTGCATTAGGGTCATTGTCTCCAGCTGTTGTTCCTTTACTATCTGCTTTGATAGTTGGAAGTGTGATTGCACCATCTGCATCGTTTACTTTAATAACT